ATAATAATGGAGTTAGTTGTTGTAAAAGAAAAGAAAAAACTATTGCAAAACAAAGAATTAGAAAAAGAAATTAAAGAACTTTTGAAGAAACACAAAGTAAAGAATATGAATACACATATAAAGAATATGAAAGCAGGAGGATTGTTTGATGTAATGCTTAAAGTAGGTAAGAAAGCGGTAGAGGTTGGAAAAAAAGCATATGATTTTTATAAGAACAATGAAGATACAATAAATCAAGCAGTGGATTTAGGGATGAAATATGCACCAAAAGTTTATAAAAAAATAACAGGAGGTAAAATTAATGAAGATGAACGAGTAAACAAGCGGTGATGGAATTAAAAAAATAGAATAAATTTTTTTCTTGATAATTTATATATAAATCATTATGAATAAATTAAATGTTTTATGGGATTTGTCGAACAAAAAGATTAAAATAGATACTCCTAAAATTAACAGAATCATGGATGAAAAACCAGACAAGGCAAAACAAATACAAGAAGAACACAAACAAAGATTAAATAGTTTATATAATCATTTGAGAAACAAAAATGAAACAATAAAATATTCAGAATATGTAGGAGGGGCTATATCTTTAAATCAAGTAAAACCAGAAAGTAGAGACGCACTACAACAACAAATAAGAAAAAATCTTAAAAACTTAAGTGATAATTATAATTTGCGTTTGGGTGTAAATCCGATGTATTTACAAGAAAGCGAGGCATTAGATACAACAGTTTTTGATAAAATAAAATCTATTTTTATAAAATTAACCACTGGATTAAGAAATAATAATTTTAATAAAGATGTAGCAAATCAAGCAAATGAAATTTTAAGCATAATGTTAAATTCTGGTTATAATTTGACAAGTTCAAATATATCTCAAATTCTTCAGTATTTATCATCATTATCTGATATTTTAACAAACGAAATCGTCCAAAATGTTCAAGATATTAAAGACAATTCAGTTTTAAATATTTTAATGGATGTATTGTCAAATATAGAAGAATTAGCGAAGAAATTACAGACTGGTAGTGATTTATCATTACGAGAAAGAAAACAAAGACAAGAAGGAATAAAAACAAATTTTGAAACAGAGCTATTAAGTTCTCAGGCAACACAAAAACGAATTACAGAAGTAATAAATAACTTACAAGAAAACAAACTTAAATATGATGACAACTATTTAGACTTAATGAAAAAGAAAGCCGAGAATGCAGAAAAGAGAATGAAAAATGTAAAAAATGGGTGGAATAAACTAAGACAGGGAATATACAATAATTTGCTATTGTTCAAGAAAAATGAAGAAATAAAAAAACTAGAAGGGTGGAATATGGCAGTTAGTACCTTTACTGATTTAACGGAGGAGTTTGATAAAAACAATGAAAGAATATTGGCGACCGCTGACGATACAAGAAAGCTTTTAAGCGAGATGATAAATACTATTAAAATAGATAAACAAACTATTATAGATGACCGCGACGATTTTGTAAAAACAGATAAAGAAAAACTTGACAGACAACTCAAAGGGTTGAAAAAGAAAACAGATGAGAATAAGTTAGAACAGGAACGATTGACAAAACTTCATGATGAAAGAGTAAAACAAAGCGAGCAGAAAGCGCAAGAAAGTATTGCGAAAATTGAACAAGAATTAGTAGAAAAGAGAGAGGAAGCTCTTGAAAAACTTAGAGATTTAGATAAGTTGATAATAGATACAGAAACCAAATATGAAACAGATGTTGATGCATTAGCAAAGAGGTTCGGTATTGAAAAAGATTATTTAAAAAATATATATAGTGGTGTTGTTTCATTAACTGATGATATAGACAAAGCTAAGGAAGAATTGGAAAGTATGAAAATATCATCTGACCCAATAAGTGATACAGAAACGGATTACTCAACAGCAAGACTTTTACCACCTTCAACAATTGCAAGAAGAGATATGAAACCAAGAAGATTATTTGATGAAGAAAGAGAAGAAATAAAGGAAGACCCAAGATTTATAATAGAAAAAGATAGTAAAGATGATGATAAACCAGCACCAAAACCAGCACAAGTGGCAGTGTTGAAAGAAATAGCAAGACCTAAAAAACCAACAACATCAAACTTTTATGAAATAAATAATCAATATTATGTATATAGCGATTTACATAAAGCAATACTAAATGCCCCTAATAGTTCAGAATTAAAAAATATAGTAAAAACTAAACTCAATGAAAAGTCTTACTCTAAGATAAGAGCAACACCCAAGGTGGCAAAAGCAATGTATGAAGCCCTCGCAGGTAAATAAAAAATACATTTATTTTTAATTTATTTAATAATTATATATGAGTATAATTAAAAAATCATTTCCAGAAGATTATTCAAATGCATACATTAAAATTATTAATGCAATGTCATTTAATCCTAAAAATATATTTATTGAAGGAACATTCAGCATAAAAGGTATGTTATATCCTGCTGACATTGATGTATTTGAAAAAGTAGAAACAAAATATAAAACAGTAAGTGAAAGTGTTAATTATTTATCAAAACAATATAAGCAAATCGTGAGTAATTTGTCAAAACTTTCAAATATTTATGTTGGTTATACAATGGCGGGATTAGTAAATGATAAACCCTTAAAATGGACTTTAACAGATGTTTTAGAAGGAGAAAATAAAGGATATACTTTAGAGGATGCGTTTTTATCTCCATCAATATTTAAATTAGATGTCATAGCCTTGATAGATGGTATTTATACAGAATTCAGTAATACATATCAATTTTTTAACAAAAATAAATTAATCAATGAATATGAATTATTTAAAAAATCATCATTAATTGATGACATTGAAAGATTTAAAAAAGACAAAAATTATTACAAAATGGCTAAAAGAATATTTATTAAAGATGGTAATAAAAAGTTGATAGAGTTATTTAATGGTGATGCTGGATTTTTAAATCAAATTTGTGCGAACATAGAAACTTTAATTTACATTTTTGAAAATATTAAAAAATTACCTATGAAAAATATAAAAAATGAAATTGACAACTTTATCACAAGAATAAATTTATTAAATAATACAAAAATATTAAATGATGAACATTTAATAATAATGTTGAAACAAACAGAAAATACAACAGACAGAGAAAAATTAATAAAAAACTTATCAATTTTATACAATGACATTGACGAAATAGTCCAAAGTGATAGTAAAAAGTTTTTGAAGAAGTTGAAATTAATTTAAAGTTTTATTTCTATTGTGGTGTCATCTTTATGATTTTGTGTGCGTTCTCTTGGTGGGCTTCCATTTCTTATAAAACTTAATGCTCTTGACATAACATTACCTATAGGATGTATAATTGGTGGTGTTCCGGGGTCATGATGTAGTATTTTTTTACTAAAAATTCTTATCAAATACAAAAGAACAGAAGAACCGCAAACGATAATAGCAATTAATAAATTTGTATCCATTTTAAATATCTTTATATAATAATATAAGTATGAAAATAAAACATTTAAGATTATCAAAAAAACAAGAAATAGAAAAACTTGATTACTCATTATCAGATAAGGATATTAAAAAAATATTAGGAAAAAAAATAAAAATAATGGCTTATCCAGAATTTGAAAATATTGACGATATTGGAGAATTATTAAAAAGTAATAACAATCAAATAATTATATTTTTTGAAGAACAAAACACACAAGCAGGATTAATAGGACATTGGGAAGCGATGAAATATGACCCAAAAACGAATACAATACAGTTTTTTGATAGTTATGGATTAAAACCAGATGAGGCAAGAGACTATTTAAGCAAAAATCAATTAGTGGAATTAAAAGAAGTTAAACCAGAATTAACAAGATTATTAGAAGATGCAAGTGAAAAAGGATATAAAATTTTTTATAATCATATTCAATACCAGTCAATGACACATAAAGATGTCAGCACCTGTGGTAAATGGAGTTCAAATTTTTTATTAAATGGTAATTTAGCAATAAGTAATCAATATCAGAACTATGTAAAAGGATTAATGAAAAAATATAAAGTTAATACAAGCGATTTAGCGGTTGTTTATTGGTGTTTAATAAATTATGGTATTTAAAAATATAATATAATACTATTATATATTAATATATTATGAGTAATTTTACTTATTACAATGCAACAACAATTTGTAAAAAAGATAATTTACAAGCAAATGACGAACCCGCAGTTTTTGAAGATACAACAAGTCAGCCTATAATAATTACAACTGAAAAATATAAATTCAGTATTGCACGATATAGTATGTTAGGTCATCATTTGCCCATTTGGATTCCAAATATTTCAAGTGGAAACACAACAACTTATGGTCTAAAAATGAATATACAATTTAATAATAAGTCATTTACTTCTGATATTGTGTATTTACAATATATAAATAGAAATAATTTATCATCTTCAGACCCTGAGTATTATTATGTGTATTCATATGAATTATTTATAGAAATGATGAATAATGCTTTTTCATCTTGTTTAGCAAATTTACAAAGTCAGATTATAGGTTATACAATACAATCTAAACCTCCTTTTATGGTTTATAATAGTCAATCTAATTTATTTACAATGTATTTTGATAAAAACGGAAACGGGGGCAATAATCCAGAAGATATAACAATAACTTTTAATAATGAGTTATATGGTTTATTAAATTCTTATTATTATCAACGACAAAATGATAATTTTTGGGATTTAATTGTCGTAGATAAAATAACGAATAAATATACAGACACAGACACAAATGTGAATTATATTATAGTTGAACAATCTTTCTCCACAACCGCTATAATGTCGCCAGTTGAAAGTATTATTTTTAGTTCTGATAGTATCCAATTAAAACCTGAAATTATAGGCTCAGTTTCAGTTGTAGGTCAAGTAAATAATAATTTATCAAGTAATCAGGGTTTTAACACACAAAATCAAATTACAGATATAGTTTTGGATTTGGAAAAGTCATCAGATTATAATGCTATGATTACTTACTCACCAAGTTTATATAGATACATTACAATGCTCCCCAGTAAAGATTTACAACATATAAAATTTGCTGTATGGTGGCTAAACAAAAATACTCAAGTCAGACAACCCGTTAAATTAGCGAATGGTGGTTTAATTACTTTAAAATTATTGTTTGAAAAAATAGAATAAAATAATTAATTTTAATTCAAGTATAAATAAATTATTATTTTGTAATAACAAACTTTCTTAAAATATTTTTTTATATTGTATTATTATATATACTAATTATGCAATCTCAACCAGAATTAAATTCTGAACTTTCAAAAATTGATTTTTACAATGTTTTGGACAATCGTGTGATGCAATCTAAAAGCATAAAATATCCAGTTATAAGGTCAAATACTGCTGTCAATACGGTTAAAGTTGATGCAAACTCAGCAACACAAGCCCTTTTATCCTTCCAATCTCCTTATATCAACCCTAATATGGATTTAGATAGAGTTGTCAGGGTTAGAGGAACTTTATATTTTAATGCTGTATGTCAAAATACCGCACAAATTGCTTCAGGGAGCTTAGCAACTAATTATGCGGTGGTTCCAGGTGTTAATATCGCTCCTTCTTCGTTTCCCTTTCACCAAGGTGTCGCAGCCTGCACATTCAATTGTAATAACTCAAATGTTGTAAATGTTCCTCTGGCTGAATTAAAAGACTTACTACAACGACTTGCAGATTATAAAGACAATATGAAATTACATAGTGGTCCGTCTTGTGTTGATTTTTTGACTAAATATGATGATGGTTTTTTGAGTGGTTTAAATAGTTTAGCAAATATTAATGATGTGGATGCTCTATCTGGTTTTGTCGGTAATGGTGTTTGGGACTTACAGGTAGGTGTTGCCGCGGCTGGTGCTATTGCCGCTGTTCCTTACAATTCAACTGGTTTAACTTGGGCGCAAATGGGCGCTCCTGCTGGTGCTGACTTAGTAACAAATAGTAATTTAAATTTCACTGTTAAATTGAGTTTTGACGAAGTGTTAATGTTGCCTCCTTTTGTGTATAACATTGTTAATGCATATCAGGAACCATCTTTTACTGGTGTTTCTAACTTTAATTTAAATATTCAAATGAACACTGGTTCAAGATGTTTAAGAGCAATCAATAATGCTATTACATCATCATCTATTACTACTGTATCATTTCAACCATCTCTTTTTGGCGCTCAAACTGAAATACCTAAATTAGAATACACATTGATAGATAAACCTTTATCATTTGCTCTTGAACGACCTGTTAAACCTATGTATCCATTTTTGAATTTTATACGAGAAGTTAAAACAATGCAAGGACTGGCGGCAGGTGCATCCCTAATGTTTGAAAGCAACCAAATAAATATGACCCGTATTCCTCGTTATATGGTTTTAGGTATAAGACCAAATACAATCCCACAAAATTATAGTGATTTTTTATATGCATTGAGTGAAACTGATGGGGCTTTAAATATTACTTGGAATACCGTTCCGGGTAAATGCTCAACTTTGACCAAAAAGAACTTATTTGGTAGTTCTATGAGAAATGGTATTCAAGACCCATATATCTTATGGAGTGGAAAACCTGTTAATAAACGGGCTTACAATGCGGGTATTGGTGTCGCCGCTTCATTTGGTTCTGGTGTAGGTGGTTGGATTGTTTTAGTTCCGGGTATTGATTTTGATGTTCCCATTGACCAAGCCCCTGGAAGTGTAGGACAATTTAGTATGTCAGTGCAGATGAATGTTTATAACCAGTCAGACTTAGACCAAAGTGTCGCAGGTGCAAATGCATCAACTGTTAATTTTTACACTTGGTTGATTTATGATGATGTATTCCAAATTGATACACTGACACAAACTACAAATATTTTGACTGGCTTAGTAAATCCTAACATCATTGAGAATACAGATAAAAATAAACCTGCTATGTCTGTTTCTGGTTCAAATGATGAATTTACTGGAGGTTCATTACTAAGAAACTTTAAAGCACAACATAAACACCATGGTAATTTGCCTTCTGGTGGTGCTTTATCTGGTGGTAAAGTTTCTGGAGGTTCTATTAAACGATTTTAAATAATTAGAATTAAAATAAATATTTAAATCAAAAAATTTAATATATACATATATATATATCAAATGTCTTTAGCCAATTTTTACAATTTACAACAAAACCAACTCGTTATACCAAGTTTAGATGTTTCTAATTTAGAAATCAATGATGTCCCCTTTAATGGCGGAGGTATTACAGGTTCTTCTTATGATATAATTAATACTGATGGTTCTATAACTATTACAAAAGGGGCTACGGCTTACACATTATCAGATGCAGGGAAAAACTGGAGTACTTATCCACCATTGACAAATATAAATTTAGACAACAGTAATTTATTTAATACAAGAGGGTTGATTTTTAAAAATGGATTATCAATTTATCAATTAAATGCAGGTTCTAACCCTAATTTATCTATTTGTAATTTTCATGGCAATACTCTTTTGGCTTCAGGTAATATTTTTGATAGCTACTTTAACTATCCTTATTTATCAACAATTATCGCTAAAAATGGAAATGCACAAGCAGGAACAATTACAAATTTAAATAAAATTCAAATTACTAACGAAATTGATATTGGTGATTTTGTAATTACTAAAAGTCAGTCGGGAGATTTAAATATTATGAATGGTGAAAGTTCGCAATTAACATTAAAATCAAATGGAGATGTAATTATTTCAGATAGTGGTAAATTATATGTAAGTAATGGAGTAAATCAAGGTCAGGTATATGATACTTATTTTAATATACCATCAGGAGAAACAGGCTCAGAGGGAAAAACTATTATATCAATGTTTGCCCCCGGAAACCGTAATGATAATGTAGTGTTGAATTATGAACTAACAGGGTTATTTTCGTATGATACTTGGGGGCTTAATAATGTTAGTCAAGCAAGTGGTATGGGTAATATTTATAATCAAGTTCCTATTATAGTAGTTGAAGCAATACAAGTATCTCGTGTGAGGGTATTTTTTAATAATCTGGTTTTTACATTGACTGGAGGTAATAATTACGGCTCACGATTTGGTATTTATTTGACAACTTTAAATAATGTATCTCAAGATGTTAATAGTGCTTTGGTTAATGATTTAGAAAATAATACTAAAATATGTTGGTTAAATCCTAATTATGATGGCGGTTCAGTTCAATTTGTTAATAATCATACATATACTTTTAATAATGTAGAATGTGAATATACTTTAACTTCAGGAAATATCACAGCATCCAATCTATATTTTTATGTTGTGCAATGGGATATAACAAATTTTACTAATCAATATAGCATACAATTTAATAATATTGTGGCTACTGTTTATTATGATAATTTACTATATAGTAATTAATTTATAAACATAATATATATACTATGAAAAAAAACAAACGATTACAGCAATATTTAGGCGGTGATATTTTACCTTTATCTGGTCCTGTAAAAGTCAATAACAAAAATGATATTAAAAAACTAAAAGAAGAATTTGCAAATACAGAATATGGTAAATTTATTAATAGTTTAACACCTCAACAAAAGAAAACATATTTTAAATTAAAAAATGAACAAGAACAACAAAAATTCAAAGTCCAGACAGATTTTGATAATTATAAAGAAAATTTAAAAAATGAAGAATTAAAACGACAAGCCGAAGAAAAAGCACAAGAAGAAGATATGAAAGCATATAAAGAAGGTAGGATTGATGAAATAAAAAATACACAATTTAGAAGCGATGCACAAATAGAACGAGCAAATAAACAAGGCGAAGAGAATATACGACAAAATATGATAGAACAAGCCAAAAGTAATGACAATATTGTAAATGGTTTATGGGATGCAGTTTTAAATGTTGTTCCCTATGTTGGTCTAGCAAAACAGGCTTTAGGAATTCGTGTTGGTGGTTCTTTAGAAAAATTTAAAAACAATATTAAAAATGAAACTAAGAAAAATATTAAAGGAGGAGGCATTTTACAGGATGTTGTTGATAAAGTGGCTAATTTTATTGTTAAAAATGGATATAACACTAAATCAAAAAATACAATTAAACAATATGGTGGCTGGAAAATATTTAAAATCAATATTTACAGAAAACCTATTGAGAGTTATTTACGAAAAACATTAGATATAATTTCTTTAAAAGGATTTAGTGAAGGTATGAAAAACTCTAAATATGAGGATATGTTCCATTTAGGATGTTTTTGTATTTTAGGTAATAATCAGGGTTCTTTTGTCAATGTATTATGTGAAAAAAATGCGGTTGTTGAAATTTCAAGAACTACTTTTAATATAAATAGTTTTGGAGAAAATATACCTGTTTATGTCAATAAAAATATTACTCTTTATGAATTCTTAAAAAATGGAGAAAATGCAATGGGAAACAATTATTTTAAGTATGACCCGTTTAATAGGTTTGGTGGTAATGGGACAAATTGTCAAGGTTTTGTAAAAATGTTATTACAATCTAATGGTTTTTTAACTCCTGAGATTGATGAATTCGTATTTCAACCATTAGATGAAATTGTAAAACGAATAGGAGAGCATACGGGCGCATTCGCCAAGGCTATAACAACACTGGGGGCGGTGGCTGATAATGTTAAGGATAAAGTTAAAAATTTATTTGGTGGTGATTTAGTCATACACAGAGTAAATGTAAATAAAAACTTACCCTTTGAACAAGCATTGAAACATGCACGAAATATTTTAAAAACTAAAAGAAAATTTAAAGAAAAAGTTGTTGGTAATTCTTATCATTTCAGAAATATACCAAAAACTCATTTTAAACCAAGAAGTTGGAAAAGTAAAAAAATTAATGATGATATAACCATTGTTTTTGGAGAACTTAAACCTGAATATAAAAAATAATTTAAAAGTTTGACAAATTATATATATTGTAAGTTTTGTATAGTATATAAATATTATACAAAATTATTAGTCTATTCAAAAATTAATATAACCCCACCCATATTTTTTGATTAATTCACACAATAGACTTAATTTTGCGTTATAGTTTCTCTATAATGATGTTCTATCTACATCCTTATTGAATTTATATTATATGTTATATAAATATATAAAATTTAAATTATTGTTAATTCTAATTCCATAAAATCCGTATTGCTAAATTGTTTTTAGAGTATTTGTTGTCTTTCCATTCTCCTTTTATTTTTGTCGCTCTTGCTAAATATTGCTGTCTTTTTTTCTCTGCTGTTCCATCTGGATATACTCCATAACTTTCCAAAATAGAGTAAATTATATAATCATTGTTTGTTGAACTTCCAAACTTAATCCATTTTTTATTATCATCTTGTGTCATTATTTTATATTTAGGGTCATTACTGAAAAACATTTTATTGTAGTTGTATTCTTTTGCTTGTTTATTTACATACTTTAAATAAATTTCTGGGTCAATATCAAGGTTTTTTAATACATTTTTAAATAAAATCATTTTATACATTATATTCATATTTTATTTTCTTGATTACTATTTTTTACAAGAGGCATTATGTCATTTGTTAAAAAATTAAGTTTTGGTTTATCTAATTCTTTAATTTCACTCATTGCACTTACACAAAGTAAATGCCGTTCTGTTTTATTGTGTTCTTTTTTGTCCGCGTATTGTTCATTACAAATATTACATTTTTTTACTTTAATTTCTTTAACACCGTCATCTTTTTTCTCAATTTTAATTTTATGTTTGCATAAAGGACATACCAAAGGGTTTTCTTTCTTTTCTTTTTTGTTTTCTTTCTTGTTCATTATATTATAATATACTTATATAAAAAATTTTTGTTTAATTTTTATCTATATAAAATATATAAATGTCCTTAGCGAATTTTATACAACAGGGTCAATTTTTCACACCTCCACAAGTATCCACAACCGAAACAATTAAAAATTTAAAAATAGGCGATGATGAACATAGTATTTTGCACACCATAGACCAAAATGATAATTATTATATTTCAAGTCCTTCAGGCACTAATTTAATGTTTTTTGATGCTGACCACGAATTATTAGATTGTAAATTAAAAGACCATATTAATACACAAATTCAACCTGTCAGTCAAGCAGTTTCTAATCATCAAAATTTATTAAATACTCACGATGACGCTATAAGTGATATTAATGATGCTTTATTATCACTTGGTGAAAATTCTTTCTCAAGTTCTGGAACGGCTACTGCTGATTCTTCAACTTTAATTTTAAACTCTGTTATTTCAAATAATACTATAAGTATTTTTCAAGGTTCTGTTTTAACTAATACAAGTTCAATGTTTTTTAAAGTTTTCATTAGAAATACAGACAATAATATAGAATTAATTAATTGGATGTATGACGGATTTATTAGCAATTCTGATAATTTGACTTTTTTAATTTCATCTGGTAGTCTTAATATTAGTTTTTCTAATTCTTCTAATTCAAATTCTCCTTACAAACTCAATTATATGAAAATAAATCAAAACATATAAAATATTTTTTTCTATTATAAAATATTTTTTTCTATTATAACTATATATAATGACAACATATAGTTTAAATACTTCAGGTAATGTCAGCATCAAAGGTTTCGCTAAAGGTGTTGATATTCAAGAATATTCCGCAAAATTAGCCGACATTGCTGGTCTTACTCCATCTTCTGGAGATTATATTAAATGGGATGGCTCAAATTTTGTTGTTGATGTTCCTGTTTATACTGCTGACGAAACAGGATTACAATTGGTTGGGAGTGAGTTTTCAATCAAGCATTCCTCACTTGTTGATATTATGGAAGCATCACCAAGCAGTGGTCAAGTTTTGAAATATAATGGGGCTAATTGGGTTCCAAGTGCTGATAATAATACAGAATACACTGCAGGAACTGGTCTTCAGGTTGTTGGTGGTGAGTTTTCTATCAGTTCTCAACCTCTATTGGATTTGGCGGCAGCTACACCAAGCTCAGGTCAGATTTTAAAATTTAATGGCTCTAACTGGATTGCTAGTGATGATGCGGATGAAGATACACAATACACGGCGGGTTCTGGTCTTGCTCTTTCTGGTTCTTCGTTTTCTGTTGATAATACGGTCGTCGCTGTTATTAGTGGTTCTGTTGCACAAACACTTACAGGTGTTAAAACATTCTCTGATAATATTGTCGCTCGCTCAAATTTGCTACAACAAGCCTCGGGACATTCTGGTTATCATTACTCTAAAAACTTTGAAAGTCAATCAACTGACGCTACACAATTTACTTTGGGTTCTGTATTTCTTGACCCTGATGCTGTTGTTCATTCTGATGTTATTGTCTCAGTTTGCTCTGACAATATGGAACAAACTGCATCGTTCAAACTTACTGGTGTCGCTAAAAATGACGATGGAACTACAAGTTCTTTAACATTACAAGATGAAATAATTTATCGTTCTGACAATGGTATAGCGTGTGTTTTTGATGTTGATAATACCACCGATGCTTTACGAATAAGATGCACAGGACTTGCAGGAGTAAATCTTCGTTGGTTTGCACACTCTAAACAAAATAGTTGTCCTAAATATGTGGCTTAATTTAATTTTTTAACAACTTGAATATAACTATAAAATATTTTATAATTATAATATATATATATGTCTGGTGAAGAAAATATAAACAATTTTGATGCATTATGGAAAAGTAGAATAATCACCAAATACAAACTTGAACACTTTATTAAAGAATTTGATAAAGAAATTAAGCCAACTGACCTAAAAACCCTAATGAAATCAAATAAATTTAATATATCAAAATACATATTTAATAATGCTTTTCTTAGAAATAAACTAAAAGAGGTAAAATTAGAATATTTTGAAAATATACAAACACCTGTAAAATCTGTAAATCTTAGCAAATTAGGATTAAGTAAAAATTTGACTGAAGAGGAAAAAGATAATTTTGAAAATCCAAATTTTAATATAGGAGACCCATTTATAGGAAATATCCCACTGGGTGATTATTTGACAAAAGATGGTAAAGAACGACAAAAAGTTGTTTTACAAAAACATCAACAAAAATTTTTAGAAGGGTTTTTCTATGGTAATTTAAAAGGCGGAATTATTTTTCATGGGGTCGGGACAGGAAAAACATACACTGCTGTAGCATCAATAAATTTTTATATGATGTTATACCCAAAAAATAAAATTGTATTCATTACACCTACTGCTGTTATTTTTAACATGATAAAAGCTTTATTAGATTATGGTGTTGATGTTAGGAACCCAAAAATAAAATATTTTACATATGATAATTTTTTAAGAACAAAAATTGATTTAACAGATACATTAGTGATAATTGATGAAGCACATAATTATAGGAGTTTTGCTGGAACTGCAGAAGTTAAAGATTTTGATGGTAATATTAAAGTTGCGTTAATTGGTTCTAAAAAGGCTGGTGATGCAATGATGAAATTAATGAAGGCACATAAATGCTTATGTTTAACAGGAACGCCGTTTGTTAATACTCCGTATGATATAGAAAATTTATTAGCAATGGCTGAAGGTAGAATGTCTAACAACGCAGAAACATTTTATAATATTAGCTCAAGAAAAGATTTGAGATATGATTATTTTAAATTTAGAATATCACATTATGAAAATAATAGAAATGATGATAATTTCCCCGAAAGAAGAGAAAAATATATAGCCATTGGTCTTAATAGAGAAAAATACGGAAAAATTATTTCTTCAATAACAAGCGAAATAGAACTTGACAAATATTTTAAACCAAATACAAAAAATAAAAATGCTTTTTATGTAAGAAGCAGACAAAATGCATCAGTAGTTGAAGATTTAAAAACAGACTATGTATTGAAAGACATAAAAGATAATCCTAAAAAAAAGTTTGTTATTTATTCTTCCTTTATAAATTTTGGTATTGACCAACTAACTAAAGGATTAAAAAAAATAAATGTTAAATATGTTATGATTACGGGTAAAGAAACAGCAAAGGAAAAAGAAAACTCTAAAGATAGTTATAATAAATGGGATTATAGTAATAAAAATACTTTTGAAGAATATGCAAGAGTAATGATTATAAGCAAAGCAGGAGCCGAGGGTGTTGATTTAATAGCAACTAATACAATTTATATATTAGACCCCGTATGGAATGAAGCAACTTACGAACAAATAGTAGCCAGAGCCATAAGGTATAAATCTCACGAAAAATTACCAAAAAATGAACGATTTGTAAATGTAAAAAGGTTATTTTTAGTTTTTGATGATGAAGTAGCATATTTTGCAGATATTAATAATGGAAATTTTGATTTTGAAAAAATGAAAGAAAAGTTTTTACTTGTTAAAGCAATGAAAGAAAATGAAAAAGAACAACAGGAAATTAAAATAAATATAGCTTCAATAAATAAAGACACTAAAAAAAGTAAGGAAAAAAGCAAACTTACGCGAAATATAAATTTAGAAAAAAAAAAAAAAAGAAATAATGGAAAGATATAAAAATTCTTTAAATTCTATTTTATCTAATGATATAGGATACGATTTTATTGAAGAAAATTTAGCAAAAAAAGGAACCGCGGAACGGAATGAACAATTTAAAAAAAAACTTTTTGCGAAAGATAAAGAAACTTATATGAGAAATGCATTAGAGAATTTATTAGATAATCCACCAAGTAGTGATTTTAGATTATTAGTGAATGAAAAAACAAAGCAAAATTTAATTGAAAAAATGATTACTGTTTTATCGGCAATACCACAAATAGAACAAACATTAAGTGATTTACCAAAAACTAAAGAAATTTTTGATATTATTAAAAACAAAAAACTTGAAGGCGTTGAATTAATTGAATTTTTAAGAAAAGAACTTGTTAATATACCAATTAGTGAATTTAAAAAAATTAAAAATGACAATTTAACTTCTAAATTAGATGAATATATTGAAAAAAGCAGTAAAAAAAAATTGGAAAAAAAAAGAGTAGATATAGGACAAGAATACTATACGCCTCCTACTTTAGTTAAAAAATTAATTGATATGTCGGGCATTTCAAATCCTTTAAAAAAATATCCTATCGGTTGTAATATTTTAGAGCCTACAGCAGGATATGGTAATATTGTTAAAGATATTGTAAATGTTGTCATATCATTAAAAATAAATAATGCATCAATAGATATGGTTGAGTTTTCAGCAGATAGTAGAAAATTTTTAACTGATAATGTTGTTTCAAGTCCTTTTATAAATCTTCAAAAAACAACTGATTTTTTAGAATATGTCCCTAGTGAGAAATATGATTTTATTTTTATGAACCCACCTTTCCATTTAAGAAAATCAACAAATATAAAATATAAGAAGGACTATTATGATTATGATTTCGTTAAAAGGGCTTTTGCTATGTTAAAAAATGATGGTGTATTAGTTGCGATTATGGGCGTTGATTATTTAAAAAATGATAATATTGTGGAATGGTTTAAAAAATATAATTTTACAATATCTAAACCAGAAAAACATAAATTTAATGAAGGTTCTAAAAATGAAAGTGCTAAAATAAATAATTCTATACCTATCGTCTTTGTTAAAGTAATAAAAAACTTTAAAATTATTAGTGATGTTGATAATAATAAACTTCTTGAAATAGATGAATTTAATATTGGTAAAAATATAGATAAAAATTTTATTAGAGACGAAGCATTAGTAAATGGTGAAATAGAAAAATTATTTCTTTAAATAATTTTATTTTCATTAAAAATTAATCTATATATATTTATAATAAATTAACTAACGAACAAAATATTAACCACAATGTTTATTGGGCAGGTAAATTTAGCGGGGTAAATTCACAAACTGGACATAAAAAACTAAGCCTTAAATATTTACGAACTGGACGGAAATACAGACGGAAATACAGACGGAAATACAGGCGGATTTTATGATTTTATAATTTTTATATTTATATTCTATTTATTTTCCACAACCTCTATAAATTTTTCCGGTTTCCGTCATTTTTTCCGTCTTTACTTTTTTTAAGTTCTTTTAAGATGATAAATATAATAAATATAATAATTTTTTTAAGACCAACC